ATTTATTCTATATGACATGTCCCAACCCTGACTTAAATCCTTTCTTTTATATTGAGGATATTCATAAAGAAGACCTTATCTTAGCTGAAATTGAAGCAGACTTTAGTCCAGAGGATGATTATATCCCCGGCGCATTACAGTTCTGCAAGAAGCTATATGAAACACCAACGTCAAGAGCTTACAATGGTATCAAGAAGATGCTTGATAATCTTGCGACATATATGGAAAAAACCCAAATAACAGATGGAAGAGATGGAAACATTACAGCACTTGTCAACGCCGCGTCAAAGTACCAACAAATCAGGGAAAGCTACAAAGGCGCGTATAAAGACCTCCAGGAAGAGCAGACGAGCCATGTCCGCGGAGGAGCCGGGCTTGCATATGACCAAATGTAGCCATCTATATGATTACTTTTTACACTATAACATCTATACTGAAAAGTGGTATGCTGTTAAACGTGACGATATAGAATCATACATGAACGGAGATTTAAAACCTAGAGGGTTTAAAGAACTTAAAGATCTCCTACATACGCTAAAGAAAAGACATGTTAAAAACTAACGATATACAAATCCCTACTTACGAGAACGGAGCGTGGACAGTATCTATATTTGATACTCGAGACGACTTTAAGAGTTTTGTATTATCGATTTTTAAAGAGCCAGGTAAATATAATTTTACTGAGGTTAGTACGATGTTTAATGAACAAGCACGTTTATTTAATGAACGCGGTTTCTATTGCGCATCTCCTCAAGGAACTAAAGACTTTATTATTTACTGGAATGACCAGAAAAATAAATGTCGTGTAGGAGCTATATATAAGGACGGAGAAGATGTATGGTATATACCACGTGACTATTATATGTGGCTTAACTTCTTACCTATCTTTAATAAGGAGACCCAGAAGTTTGGTTTTGCTGATGTCAGAGATGCTCAGTATCATATGGCTCTCTACGAATGTCTAGCAGAATTACATTATAGACACGTAGCTATTCTAAAGAAACGTCAGATTGCCTCATCATACTACCATGCTGGTAAGTTAATTAATCAGATCTGGTTTGAAGAAGGGGTTACTCTTAAGATGGGCGCTAGTCTTAAAGACTATATTAACGAGAAAGGTACTTGGAAATTCTTAAATGAATATGAGGCTTTCTTAAATCAACATACAGCTTGGTATCGCCCAATGAACCCTAATAAGGTTATGATGTGGCAGCAGAAGATTGAGACTGTGTCCGGTATAAACAGACGTAAGTCAGAAGTAGGTCTCAAAGGCGTAATGCAAGGGATGTCCTTTGAGAAAGACCCTACTAACGGGGTAGGGGGACCATGTAAGTACTTCTTTCACGAGGAAGCGGGTATTGCTCCTAAGATGGATACGACATTTGAGTATATCCGTCCCGCTATGAAATCAGGTTTTATGACTACAGGGATGTTTATTGCTGCAGGGTCTGTCGGAGATTTATCTCAGTGTGAACCTCTTAAAAAGATGATCACTAGACCAGAAGGTAATGATATCTATGCGGTAGAATCTACACTACTTGATGAAACGGGAGCAAGAGGAATGACTGGATTATTTATTCCTGAGCAATGGTCCATGCCTCCCTTTATAGATCAATACGGTAACTCCAAAGTAGAAGAAGCGTTAACTGCTTTAGATGAACAGTTTGCACAATGGAAAACTGAGCTAGATCCGCAAGAATTTCAGCTTCGTATATCTCAGCACCCTAGAACTATTAAGGAAGCGTTTGATTTCAGATCTGTATCTGTTTTTCCAGCTCATCTTATTACAGCTCAAACTCGACGTATTGAGGATAAAGAATATGCGGAGGAGCATTTAGATATTTATAGAAATGAAAAAGGTGATCCGGCTATAACCTCTACTAATAAAATACCTATTAGAGAATTTCCTATTACCAAAAATACTGAGGATAAAACAGGATGTCTTGTAGTATGGGAAAGACCGGTAGAGAATCCTGAATTTGGAATGTACTATGCATCTGTCGATCCCGTGGGAGAAGGTAAGACTACTACATCAGAATCGTTATGTGCAATATATGTATATAAAACATCTGTTGAGGTAACTAAGAAAGACGTAGATGGAGTTCAAACTTTTATAGAAAACGATAAGATAGTAGCAGCTTGGTGCGGCCGCTTTGATGATATTAATAAAACGCACGAGAGACTAGAACTTATTATAGAATGGTATAACGCATGGACTATTGTGGAAAATAACATTCCGCAGTTTATTACCCATATGATTAACCGTAAAAAGCAAAAGTATCTGGTACCTAGACAGCAGATCCTATTCCTAAAAGATATAGGAGCTAATGCTAATGTTTTCCAAGAATACGGATGGCGTAACACGGGCACCTTGTTTAAAAGTCATATGATAAGTTATGCAATCGAGTTTGTTAGACAAGAACTTGATCAAGTAACTTTAGAGGATGGTAAAATTGTTAAAACGGTATTTGGTATTGAACGTATTCCGGACATCATGTTGCTTAAAGAAATGATGGCATACAGAGATGGGGTTAACGTCGATAGACTTGTATCGTTTGCAGCTTTAGTAGCTTTTGCCAAAGTACAACAAGCTAATAGGGGTTATAAAAAACGTTTTGAGGAAACAGCAGCATCAAAAAACTTGGATAACACCAATAAATTCAGTAAATTAAATATGAGCCCTTTCCGTCACATGGGCGGAGGAGGTCATAAATTTGAAGGTATGAAACTACCTAAAAATCCATTTAGAAACATAAGATAGTATGCAGATATATAATGCAATGCAGATTAAGGCTGGGGCCAAGGTCGAGTACAACAAAATGGGTACTCTTAACCAGCCTATTCAGTTTATTCCTAGAAGTGAGAAGGATACAGACTGGGCAGCTTGGAACTTAGATTGGTTAGAATGGAAGGGCTTACAACACGTACGTCGTAATGCGCGCCGTTTAATGAAGAACTATAAACTTGCAAAAGGTATTATAGATAAAGGCGATTATATTATAGAGGAGGATAATGAGTATGCGGATCTTATCGAAACGCTTACTAGAGAGGACGCATCAGCACTAGAACTTAAGTTCTATCCTATTATTCCAAACGTTATTAATACTCTCGTTGCAGAGTTTGCAAAACGTTCAAGTGCTATTACTTATAAGTCTGTTGATGAAACATCTTATAACGAGATGATGGAGCTTAAGAGAAATCAAATTGAACAATCTCTTACTAAAGCAGCAGAACAACAATTAATGATGAAACTTGCTGAGGATGGCGTAGATGTTAATTCGGAAGAATATCAACAAGCTCTATCCCCAGAAAATGTTAAGTCTTTACCAGAGATCCAAGACTTTTTTACTAAGTCTTATAAGTCTTTAGTAGAACAATGGGCCTCGCATCAACATCAAGTAGACGTAGAACGTTTTAAATTAGATGAATTAGAAGAACGCGGTTTCCGCGATATGCTTATTACAGACCGAGAGTTCTGGCATTTCCGTATGATGGAGGATGACTATGATCTAGAATTATGGAATCCGGTACTTACTTTCTACCATAAATCTCCTGATGCACGTTATATATCTCAGGGACAATGGGTTGGTAAATACGATATGATGACGGTAGCCGACGTTATTGACCGCTATGGATGGTTAATGACAGAGAAGCAAATGGAAACATTAGAGCAAATCTATCCTGTGCGTTCGGCTGGTTACCCTATTCAAGGTTATCAAAACGATGGTACCTATTACGATGGTACTAAGTCTCACGATTGGAATACTAATATGCCTTCTTTGGGATATCGTCAGTATACTTCTATGTGGGATAATACCCTACGCGGGGGAGACATTGTTAACTGGATTCTTTCAGATAGCGAAGACTGGTTCGATATGGGTATGACTAACTTACTTCGTGTAACTACAGTTTACTGGAAGTCACAACGTAAGGTGGGGCATTTAACTAAGATTGACGATATGGGAGTTGTTACTACAGATCTCATAGACGAATCGTATAAGGTTACAGATAAACCTCTTTATAATACAGACCTATTTAAAAATAAGTCTAAAGACAATTTGTTATTTGGAGAACACATTGATTGGATCTGGATTAACGAAGTATGGGGAGGGGTAAAGATTGGACCAAACCATCCAACATACTGGGGAACTAATAACCCTGGCGGTATTAATCCTATTTACTTAGGTATCAATCAAAATCAGATTTCTCCAATAAAATTCCAATTTAAAGGAGACGACTCTTTATATGGTTGCAAATTACCTGTAGAAGGTTCTGTATTCTCTGACCGTAATACAAGATCTACATCTCTTGTAGACTTAATGAAACCGTTCCAGATTGGATACAATATTGTAAATAACCAGATTGCGGATATCCTTGTAGACGAATTAGGAACTGTTATCTTACTGGATCAGAATGCTTTACCTAGACATTCACTAGGAGAAGACTGGGGAAAGAACAACTTAGCCAAAGCATATGTGGCTATGAAGAACTTCCAAATGCTTCCATTAGATACTACTATCTCTAATACAGAGAATCCTTTAGCATTCCAGCACTATCAGAAGTTGGATCTAGAACAGACTAATCGTTTGATGTCTCGTATTCAGTTAGCTCAGTATTTTAAACAGCAGGCATTTGAAGTAATCGGTATTACTCCACAACGACTTGGTCAACAAATAGGTCAGCAAACAGCTACAGGTATTGAACAGTCTCTAAATGCATCTTATGCTCAGACTGAGACATACTTTATTCAGCACTGCGATTATTTAATGCCTCGCGTACATGCTATGCGTACAGACTTAGCGCAGTACTACAATTCTACTAAACCATCTGTACGTTTACAATATATAACTACAGCTGATGAAAGAAAGAATTTCGAGATTAATGGCACTGACCTTCTTCTTAGAGACCTTAATATTTTTTGTACTACTAAAGCTAATCATCGTGCCGTTTTGGAGCAGCTTAAACAAATGGCTGTTTCTAATAACACTTCTGGTGCTTCCATTTATGATCTGGGTAATATACTCATGGCTGATTCGATTCCTGATGTTACGCAAATACTTAAGAAGACTGAAGCTAAGGCTCAGAAACAGCGTCAAGAGGAGATGCAGCAACAACAGCAGATGCAGGAACAAATGATTCAGGCTAAGCAAGAAGAAACTAGAATGAAGATGGAATTCGAAGCTTCTGAAAATGAGAAGGACAGACAAAATAGAATCTATGAGGCTAAGATTAAATCTGCAGGCTTTGGTGCTGCTGTAGATATTAATCAAAACCAACAAAGTGATTATCAAGATGCGCTTAAAGAAATCAATCGTACTGAGGCTCAGAATGAAAATATCAATCTTCAAAGAGAAAAAGAAGTCTCTAGGATGGCAGAGCATCGTGATAAAATGACGATAGAACAAGAAAAACTTAACGTACAAAGAGATATTGCGCAGACACAATTAGACATTGCTAGGGAAAACAAGAATAAATTTGACAAAAAATCTACAGAAAAAAGTAAGAAAAAGTAAGCTTTTGCTATAAAGTCAACTATATTTTTTTTAGCGCCCTAATTTTTAAAGTTTAAACTATAGATTTGCGTATATTAATATTGTAGAGAATTAAAAAACCAACCATATGTCTACACAAAATGCAGAAACTACCTCTATTGAACAAGTAGAGATGAACCTAGACGAAATTCTAGGAACACCGGGAGCAGAAAACGTTATGCTTCCAGAGGAGGAAAAAAAGCCGAACATGTTTAGTTCAGCTAAAGTAGACCTCAGTTTTATTGACAAGGCCGACGATGAAGACGAAGGCGATGAAAAAGAAACTGCATCTATAGATGATGTAATTAGCGAAGTTGATCCTGACGGTGACTTTAGAAAGAAAGACGAAGAAGCTGATGATAAACCAAAAGGCGGAAGACCTAAGGTTGACAAAAGCGGAATGGCTGAGCTAGTTAATAAACTTATAGAAGCAGGTAAGTTAGTTCCGTTTGAGGACGAGAAACCTATGGAGGAATATACTCTTAAGGATTACGAAGAACTTATTGAAGCAAACTTTGCTGAGATTGAGAATAAAGTAAGACAAGAGACCCCTGTAGAATTTTTCGAATCTCTTCCAGAAGAACTTCAGTACGCTGCTAAATATGTAGCTGATGGAGGTCAAGATCTAAAAGGATTATTTAAAGTCCTTGCACAAGCTGAAGAAGTTCGTGAATTAGATCCAAGATCTGAAAGAGACCAAGAACAAATTGTACGTGAATACTTACGTGCAACTAACTTTGGTAACGCTGAAGAGATTGAAGAAGAGATCGATGGTTGGAGAGACCGTGGAGACTTGGAAGCAAAAGCTAATAAGTTTAAACCGAAGTTAGATAAAATGCAGGAGCATGTTGTAGCTCAAAGACTTGCTAAACAAGAGCAAATGAAAAGACAACAACAAGCGGCTTCTGAAGCTTATATGCAAAATGTATATAATACAGTTGCAGCAGCTGACCTTAACGGAATTAAGTTAGATAAACGTTCACAGAACTTGATTTATACCGGATTAGTACAACCTAATTATCCGTCTATCTCAGGTAAGCAAACTAATCTATTAGGACACCTATTAGAAAAGTACCAGTACGTTGAACCTAACTACCCCCTAATTGCTGAAGCACTTTGGTTATTAGCTGATCCAGATGGATACCGTTCTAAAGTAAAAGAACAAGGTAAAGCTGCACAAGTCGAGAAGACTGTACGTCAGCTTAAGACGGAACAAGCTAAAATGGCTACAAGTACTCCAGTAGTTGAAAAAGAAGAAACAACTCAAAGAAGAATACCTAGAAATGGGAACTTCTTTAAGCGATAAATAAATTAACCCTTAAATAAATAAATAAAAATGCCAACTCCAGTTTTAAACAATGGTATATTTCTACGAGATACCAACTACGCTGCTAGTTCACACGTAGATTCTTACCACCTGGTAAACATGCTTAAGAATGCTGAGCCTATGGATTTAGGACCAGTAGATCTTTGGGCAATGGCACAAAAGGTAGAGATGCCTTTGTACCAAATGTCTAGCTTCGGTGGAAAGAACGTAATTAATGTTGATAATGCTCGCGGAGAGTACAAATGGCAAACGCCGGTTGTATTAGATCTTCCTTACATTGTTGACGATGTTGAATTAAATGGAGCTACCGCAGTAGGTGCTGACGGTTCTCTATTCAAAGTTAAATTGTCTCGTCGCGAGTTCGGTCATGGTGATATCATCACTTATGACAAGTACAACGGGGCTGAGATGTACATCACTGCTGATGATATCTATCCAGTAGGTGACGGATTTGTGTACACTGTACAATTAGTAAACAACGATAACTCTTTCGCGTTATCTAGTGCTTACCTTGCTCCAGGTACTAAGATCTTCCGTAAAGGTTCTGCTCGTGGAGAGTACGGAGAGCGTTTCTCTGATATCACTACACAAGCTGGTTTCCGTGAATTTTACAACTTCGTAGGTGGAGCTGAAGCTCACGTACACTATTCTGTATCTTCTCGCGCTGATCTTATGATCAAAGGTGGAATGAACGCAGATGGTACTGTACCAGTAGTAGAGATCTGGCGTAACTTCGACAAGAGCGTTGACCCAGCTATCGCTAACCTTGATAACATGGTTTCTCGTATGGGTAAAGACTACGTTAAGCGCGCTATGTCTAACGGTTCTTTGTCTCGTACTTTCTTAACTACTATGGAAGCAGCTCACTTGACTAAAGTAGCTAGCGACATCGAAACATACTTAATGTGGGGACAAGGTGGTAAAGTTCGTCAAGACGGTCCAGACGATATCCGTTTGTCTGTCGGTCTTTGGAAGCAATTGGACAACTCGTTCAAGCGCGTATATAACAAGTCTGGTTTCAACCTTGACTTATTCCGTTCTGAATTGTATAACTTCTACGCTGGTAAGGTTGACTTCCAAGGTCCAGATCCTAAGCGTCAGTTGATCGTACAAACAGGTATGGGAGGTATGCGTATGGTTAACGAAGCAATCAAGCGTGAGGCTATGTCTTCAGGATTGTTGATCCAAGCTGCTGATATCGGAGCTATCACTGGTAAAGGTATGGATTTGAACTTCGGATTCGCTTACACTTCTTATGTTATCCCATTCTTGGCTAACGTTAAGTTCGTGTTGAACCCAGCGTTCGATAACCTACATACTAACGATATTGAAAACCCAATCATCGATGGTTTCCCATTGTCTTCTTATAGCTTCATCATCTTCGATATTACCGATAACACTAACGATAATATCTACTTGTTGAAACTTAACTGGGATAACCAATTGAAATGGTGGTACCAAAACGGAACTATGGATTACATGGGACGTACCCAAGGGTTCGCGTCTTCTGGACAATTCAACGGTTACCGCGTATATATGACACAAACAATGCCTGCGATCTGGGTTAAAGACCCGACCAAAGTATTGAAGATCGTTATGCGTAACCCAGTTACTGGCGGATCATTCTAATCTTAACTAATAAGTAAAACAGGGGGAGGGTAAAATCTCCCCCTTTTTACTAACCTTTTAGGTAGTGAAGCTGGTCTAGCAGGATCGTACCCTGAACTACCACTAACTTATTAAATAATATCACATGTCTTTACCGTTATATGACATCATTATAAGAGGCCTTAACAATGTTAGGGCTCAACTGTTTCTACCAAATGGTAATGCAGTTTCTAGTAATAACCCTTTACCAATTGCTCCAGGCTATACAGCAATGGATCCCGTGGAAAAGATGCGAGTATCTAACCCACAATCTCTTATTGATACTGACTTTGAATATAGTACCCAAGCTACTAAATGGGAAACATTAGCTCTTACTAATACAAGACCTTTTGCTTATTATAACCCTATTACACCAATAACTATTACAGCAATAAGCACAGCAATTGGTAGCAGATTTGTTACAGTTACAACAGGTACTTCTGTTACAGCTGGTACACCCGTGTATATTCAAGACTCTACTTTTGTTGGGGCTAATGGTTTATTTGTAGCTAATGGTACAGGTACAACCTTTACTTATACTGCACAATTTCCAGCAACTGCTTCAGGATCTATCTTAAACGCAGGTGTTACAACAATGTATATAGGTTTAAGATTTACTAATGCACAAGTTGGAGGTACTCCTACTTTTAACTGGACTTCCGGTACTTTGATTCCTGTTACTACAACAGTCCCTCATGGATTATCTGTAGGTAATGAAATTACTATTACAGGTTCTTCAGAGGTAAACGCAAATGGTAGTTGGTTAGTAGCTCGTGTTCAATCAAATAATGTATTCCATTACTATTGTATTACAGCTCCTGCGGCTAACCCTACAGGTGGTTCAGTTTTTACAAGAGCTCAGGGTACTGGTTTACACCGCCCCTATGATGGTGGAGTAAAGTTTTCAAGTAATGCTCAAGGTAATAATG